GGGAGTTTGGCAAGTTTTTCCATGACGCCGTGTAACCCCTCGGTCTTGAGCGTCGTAGTGTTCATCTCAAAGCCAAGCTCGTGTGCCAACTTGGTTGCTTCGGCGCTGGGCTTAAGGAAACTGCGCAAAATGCCGTTGACCGAATCGATGGCCGTGGTGGTGCGCAGACCGTTGCGCGTCAGCGTGGCGATCATCGCACCCAGTTCATCCAGCGGTAATCCCGCGCTGGCAGCAGTCGACGCGACCATACCGATCTGTGGGGCCAGTTCGGCAAACGTGGTTTTGCCACGTTGCACAATACCGAACAACCAGTCGGATACATCGCCAGCTTGTTCAGCTGCAAGGCCATAACTGTTGAGTACCGTGGTGATGGCGTCGGCTGCGGTGCGGGTGTCGGTGAGTCCGGCTTTTGCAGACTTGGCTGCGGCACCCAGCACATCCAATGCCTTGGCCGGAGCGATGGACGCCGACAGGATGTCGTACAGACCACCGGACAGTGCTTCAGTCGATTCACCGAAGCTCACTGCCATCTTGCGGATGCCCTTGGTGAAGCCGTCCATGTATTTTTCAGCATCAGAATCCGAGAGCATCGTGGCGACGGTGGCCATCTGCTGCTGAAAATCCGCGTAGATTTTCAGGCCGGAGAGCAGAGGCACCGCCGCCACAGCAGACACAGCGGTCAGTCGCTTGCCGATCTCGCCCACAGATTTGCCAAAGGCTTTGACGCGCTTCTGGGCTTTGTCGAGCCCACGCACCAACTTGCTGTCCTGCGTGGTCAACTCAATGTACGCAGCCCCGGCACGAATGTTTCGACTGTTGGCAATACCTGCCATTGCGACTCCTGTTTACAAGGCAATTAACCACAGATACACACAGATGAACACAGATAAGAATCAAGCCACGAATCACAGCAACACATCAAAAAACATCTGCGTTTATCTGTGTTCATCTGTGGCAAAGAATGTCTTTATGCAGGAACTGCTGTCGAAACCGGAGTCGTCTTGCGGCCTTCGTCCAGGCCCTTGTTGAAGGAGGCTTCTTTTTCCTTGCGGAGTTTGCCACTGCCGAGGAATAAACCCAGCAATCCGGATGCAACAGGTAACATGGGGCCGAGGATGGGGACGCCTGCAACGGTGGGGCCGATTTCATCAAGTGCCGACAGTGAGAGCTGATTGATCATGTTGCGAATCTCGTTGGCATGTTCGATGTTAGACTTCCACTGACTGCCAGCGGTTTGCATGTGCTGATACCAGAGTTGGTATTCACTCTCTGCTTCATTGAGCGAGATGGTGCTGGCCAGGCCGGTTTGCTGCTGGATGGTGTTGGGCGTCTTGACGTGGATCATGTCGCCCATATCACAACCTGCAAAACTGAGCAGGCCGAGAACAACAAACGTGAGGATGAACAGGAAGATCAAGTGATTGGTTTTCATAACGTGGGTTTCCTTGAAGGAATGAAAGTTTTCTTGAGCAGTGCCATCGCATCAGCGGTATCCATGGGGATCACTGACGATGACTGGCTTTGGGCAAACGGATCAAAGTCCGCTGCTTTGAACGTGTGGGAACGATTGAAGGTCAGCAGGTTGGCAAGCAAGGCCATCAGGTTGGATGTGTGTTGCCAGTCATGTTTCTGCCGAGACTGGGCCATCTCGTAAAGTTCACGCAAGGTGAACGGATCGGGATGGACACCGAGAATGCCTGCCAGTTGCCAGATCATGTCCTGGCAGGTTGCAGCAGGTGTTCGAGTTGCTGCTGGAGTTCCGGACTGTCCAGTTGTTCGCTGGCGATTTGAAGGGCTTTTTCCTCGACCTGGCGAAGCTTTGCCAGTGCCTTCTTGAGCACCTGCCGCTTCGCTGCGGGGAAAAAATCTGCCAACTCCTGGAGCAGTGCCGTGGTCGCATGATCGATCACGTCACCTGCCAATGCCTGCCCGAATTGTTCGTCGCTGACGTTGGCCGATTGGGCTTGCTGCTGGCAGATGGCATAGAGCACATCACAGAGCAGGATTGGATCGGTGGACAGTTTTTCCAGTAGATGCGATTTACTGTCCAGCACATCCAGCAGATTGACACCAACGAGGGCTTGGACACGCTTGATGGTGGCTACGGTGATCTGCACAGTCCACACGTTATTGCTGTTATCAGAAAAAGACTGCATTAGCTGCCACCTCCATCCACCCAAGTCGGCGCGCGGGTGACATAGGTTGGCTTGACGGTCACGTTGACAGTGATGGCTTCTTCGAGCGGTTCGTTGCGTGTGAAGTTGGTGACCGAGAAGTCGGCATCCAGGCCACTGCCGCCTTCACCATCGAGCACTGCAAGAGCAATGGCTGTGCTGTTGAAGTAGGCGTTCTTTATGGCCGTGAAGCCCGCGTCCTCGGTGTCCCAGATTAAAGTGAATTCAACGCTGCCATTCTTGAGCGTGGCGATGGTGGCACGCCAACCATTGCTGGCGCGCGTCGTCACGTCGGATTCGCCGGTTTCCAGGTTGAGTGTGACGTCTTTGACGTTGCTCAACTCGGTTGTTGCGGTTGCGCCTGCCGCGCCGTGGTACAGCTTGGCCTGCATCCCTAAACGGATGGACATAGTTTTTTCCTGTATTTAAGGGTTATTTGTGTGGTTTATCGAATCGAGCCTGCCCAGAACCGAGGCAGACGCGGTAAGCCTTTACTCAAGGCTGGCCCCATCACGGGGCGTTTGGGATAACGATGCCCACGGAACATGCCACCAAATTCGTGGGCCATTGCCGAGGGGCCAACGTGGGCGAAACCTGGGCCGATCAGGACACGGTCGTTACCTTCCCGGGCATAGACGATGGCACGCCGCAGTTGGCCATGTCGCGTATGCGGTGGCGAACCGGGTGGTGCATAGCGTTTACTCCGTCGAATGCTGCGCCGGGCGGTCAACCGAATCGCTGCACCGGCATGGCCCAGACTCTCAAAACTCGCCTTGGCCATTTTTTGACGGATCAGCTTCTTATTGAACCCGCCCAGTGGTTTGTAATGAACACGCAACATGTATTCCTCACTTGGTGATGCGATACGTCAACGTCAGTACAGATGTGAACACCCGTTGATTGGCAAGGTGGTCCGGATCGTAGATGGGAACATTTTCCACCTTGATCCAGATGGCATATGGCATATCGGTGAGTTGCTGCCTCTGCAAATACTCAGTGATTTGCTGCACCAACTGAGAGAGTTCCTTCACCTTGGTGTCGATTTCATCCTGCGGCACGGTGAGTTTTTGCTGGATACCGATGTCCACCTGGCAGTCGTACTGACTGAGCCTTCGCGTGACACTTTGAATCTGCACACCACGCGGAACAACGCTGACAGTCAACTCACGCAACTGTGCCAGATCGTGAATCGGCAACACCTGTCGTTTGGCATTGGTGACAATCCATGACTGATTAAGTTGCAATGTCACGGCGTCCGCCAAGTCAATGAGCATCTTCATCATTACCTCCTTACCCCCGGATCAAACTGAAAAGAATATTCACCAGACTCGTCACACCGGCACCGGCGATGAGCCACATCCATCGGGCATGGCGAATCGCGTTTTGTTCCAGGCGATCCAGACGTATGTTGATGCCCGGTTCGCCATTGCCACGAATGGCATGGTCGAGCCGGTCGAGTTTGTTGTGCAGTTCATCAAACTGCTGACAAGCACCGGTTTCATTCTGTGCACATTGGTTCATGAACTTGCGTCTCCCAATAAACGAGTGTGAATTCGTAAAGTGGTGTGATATGGATCGCAATACCTGTAGCAACCGTCGTCACCGAAGTTGGTGATCTCGTATTGCTTGTTATCCATCGTCAGTACGTCGCCGGGTGTCGGTTCAAACTCCGCCGGGAAGTCATCAGCATTGATCAAAAAATCCCACATGCTCGATTGGGTGGTGACACCACCGACGGATGATTTTTCGTACTTACTGATACCCGGCGAAGCATTGATGGTGTACGAGGCGTCACCTTGTTGGTAGGCGACTTCCTGCGTACACCATCCCGCCCTCACCCTGGCGAGCCACTGCATGCCTTCCTTCATGTAGTCTCTGGCCATGTTTTCCTTCCGGGGAAAGTTCCGGGGGTTAGGCGGTGAGTTTGACGCGAACGGTGGCATCGTTGTCACCAGCATCAGCCACGGCTTTGCCCATGTACTTGCCTTCGATTTCGGTGGGCGTCACGTACTTGTTGGCCGAGTCCCAGTAGAGCTTGGTGCCCGTGGTGATGGCCATGCCTGGTCCGCCGATCTTGGGGACATCGTAGATACCGGTCACCGACAGACTGCCGAGGGTGTTGGCAGCGATGTCGAGTTTGGCGATTGCCACCAGGTCGCCTTGGACAACCACATCACCTGCCAAGACATCAGCGGCTGGGGTGTAATCGATACTGTCACCTTTGTGAACGTATGTTGCGATCATGTTGAACCATTTCCTTTCATTGGACGTGTTGCCACGTCTTACGTTTGAGAATCAAAGAAATGCATTGCTTGGTTACGCCAAAATCTCGTGAGATTTCTGTCAAACTTTTTGAGTCACCAAGCAAACGAATTTCACGAACGTTGTCATCCGTGAGTTTTGACATACCGTGGTGTTCACCTTGAACCTGTTCGGCCCTACGCAATCCCATGGCCCAGGCATGCCTGACATTCTGGCAACACGTGACGTATTCCAGATTCATAACTGAGTTATCACGTTTGTTACCGGAAATATGGTTGATCTGGGCGCCCGGTGGGCGTGGACCGAGAAATGTCAGTGCCACGGCACGGTGCACTTTCATCTGCTTTCGTCGGCCACCGGGCAGAGACATTGCAAGCTGTTGATATCCTTTCGTGTCATAATTGGGTTTGAGGATTCGCGGGGTTTCCTTGAAGTGGCTGCGAATTCTTCCCTTGGTACTTACGGAATACAATCCTTCGGAACCGGAAATCATCTGCCACCTTTCAGTGACAGATGACTCCCTGTTGGATGCCACTTGCTGCATCACATATTGAACAGTCATGTATGCCCTCCGATTTACTGCCCCTTCATCATCGTTGCACCACGATGGTCCTGTTCACGCACACCGAAGTCTATAAAGCCGCGGAATTGCACTCCGAGCGTGGAAAAATCGGCATCGGTTTTTTCGACGGTCGGACGGTCCACGCCGTTGAGGAATGCCACCTCGATGGCCGAGAGTCGATTGGGGTCGGCCAGCAGATACCACGCCTTATTCGACGCATTGGCAAAACTGGTGTTGGAGAGATACACACTGGACACGACATCGAACTTGCCGGCATGGGGATTGGTCGATGGCTTTGGTTTATTGGTTGTGGTGGTCTCGTTGAGCTGGAGACTCTTCATCAGCATCTCGGCCGCCACCTTCAAGCCCGGTGGCACCAGTAGTAGCGACGGCATGATGCCAAGGGGCTTGCCATTGGGTTTGACCTGTTGAGCAAAGAGGATTTCCGCAGCGGTGAGTCCATCGATGGACAGCGCGGTGTCGGCACCTTCGCTGTAGTTGTTGTGATCGGCATGGAAGAACGCCTTGCCATCGGCCTGCGTGGGATTGCGCAGCCACAGGGCCCACACAGCTTCGGCAATGGCCTCGGCCGCACCCATGCCGATCTGGCGGGGAATGTCGGTGAAGGCACCCAAGTCATCGTTGATGATCATCTGTCGGGTGAGCGCGAACATGATGCCATGTGTGTCAGCCTTCTGCCCGAACTGTTGTTCGTCGAGTTGACCATGTTTGATCTCGCCGTCCGGGCCGACCTGCTGGAACTTGAACGAGCCGGTCATGCGGTAGCGCGTGTGTTCCTTAAAATCGTTGACGCTGGCAATCTTGGCAATGCGCCGCCAGGCATCTTCGACATAGTTGTAGCCCTCGAGAAGCATCTTGTTTGCGATGTTGGAGAGAACACCCGGCAGCGACGCGCTGCTGAAGGCAGCCTGCAACCAGCCCGTGGCATCACGACGGAACCGGGGCAACTGCTGACCACAGGCCATTTCACAGAATTCCTGCACGCCGATCCCCCGGAGTTTGTCAGCGGCTTCGAGGACGGGTTCGGCATACAGTGCCTGCACCCGACTGCTGGGCAGACCGCTGGCCATCAGCGCGACGGCTTCAAACACTTGCGGGTTACTGGGGCGCGACGATTGGCCGGTTCCCCGGATGGCCACCGGTACCTGCGGACGCGATGCGCGGAGGACGTGCAGTTCCGTCTTGGTCACGTCCCAACCTTCTTCGATAGCCTGAGCTTCGATGTCCGGATGTTTGCCTTCACATGTGCTGCGGATGGCCTGAATGCGACGAGTTTCCTCAGCCATCTGCTTGCGCATCTGCATCATGGGGTTTTCAGGGGCAGGTGCATCCGAGACATCCGGGGCCTGCGTTGCACGCGCGGCGATGGTGGCAGGACGTGCGGGCGACGTGGGTGGCGTCGGATCTTCCGTGGCCGGGATTTTGACGGTCGGAGGTGTGGCCGGTTTGGGATCAGTGACGGCAGTGGTGGTGTCATGGTTGCCTTGGGTACCGGGGGTGACTTGGCTTCCGGGGGTCATAGACGATTGCTCCTTGCTGTTAGCTGCGATGCGGGCAGACGTAGACGAGTCTGCCCCGTTATCAACGAATGAGATTTCCTTGAGGGTTGCTTTGCGAACGACGTGGATCGGGCCATCGAACGTTCGGCCATTGACGGTAACGTTCTGGCCATTGGGGATGAACTGGGCATCGATGACGGCAGCGCCGATGCTCGCCTGCCAGGGAAAACCGTTCTGGCCACTGCGGATCACGTCGCGTGCCCAACTGGTATCGCGACTGACTAAACCTTCAGCCACCAACGATCCGTTTTCCACCGCAACACGCTGGGTATGGCCCACGCCCTGACGCGATTGGTGATCCAGCCGAACCGGGATGTCCTGGCGATCAATGGCCAGACCTTCAAGGTCCACCACGACGGGATGCGGGAATCCTTCGATCCGCATCAGGCCACCGGTGTAAGCAACCATCCGAAACTGTGGCACCCCGCCCCCGGAAGTTCCACCACCGGAAGTTTTCTCTCCGGCAGCTTCGATGGTTAGTGGGCAGATGAACGAAAGTTGGTCAGGCAGTTGTTGGGTTGGCGACTGTGTCATCGTCATGTACGTTGGTCTCCTGAAAATTTGAAGATGAAGAAGAAGGTGAAGCAGGCTGACTCTCCGAAGCCGTCAGCCCCAGTGTTTGCATGAGTCGTGTTTCCTTGGCACGCTGGTGGAGTTCGGTTTCCCAATCCTTACCTTGACGGGCATACTCAGCGGCCAGTGTGGTGGTGTGACTACTTAAACGTTTGGCCTGAGCGTTGGCTTCCTTGGCTGGGTCCACGTGTTCGGTGCCATCGAAAAACCAGCCTTTTTGCAGGGATAACGGACGCCCGGACAAGGTGGGCATACTGCGCACTGTGCGCAGTATGGAGAACTCCGGCGTCAACATGGCCTCGCGTATCCACGCATTGAAGATTTGATCCAGCACAATTTCAGCAAGGTGTGCTTGTTCAACGCGAATGGATTTGTAGTAAGTCTGATGGTCAAGCCGCCCAGAGGCATAGTTGTATCCAGCGGAGTTTCCGACGGCCACGTTGTACGGAAGATTTAAAGCCCGCGCAATTTCATTGAGAATTTCATGTTTGAACTCGGCATATGTGGTGGCAGGTTGCTGC